ATTATCTGTGCATCTAATCCCTTTACTATATGTCGCAAGGTAGTGTAACGGTAACATAACGGCCTCATAAGCCCTTGATTCGAGTTCGACTCTCGACTTTGCAACCATATAAATGATCGTGTCTTGGTGTAAGAGCCAAGACCTTTTTAATTGAGGTAACACAATGGGTGGATTTTAATGAGGAAGCTAACAGAAGCACAAACAAAGAAGCTAGAGGACAAAGACAAGAAGGAAAGACCTTTAGCGTATGAACCTATAAAGCCACAGATAAAGCCAAGTAAAAAAGGGAAGTGAGAACAATGACTGAAACACTACAACACAAAGAGGCTTTTGAGTATTACTACTCTTTAGGAGAGGTTAGAAAACTAACTGCGGTATCGTTGCGGTTTAATTGCGGTAAAAGGACAATTGAAGGATGGAGCAAGAATTTCAACTGGCAAGAACGAATAACCCAACGAGATATAGAAATCTCCAAAGGGCTTGAGAAGAAAACCAACACAACAATTCTAAATGAGAAAGCAAACTACCGAAGGATAATTAAAGAAGCCATAAAAGGCATGGGAGATATAAAAGTATTAAACCCTAAAGATTTAGATACACTTGTTAAACTTGATCTATTACTTATGGGAGAAGCCACGGAGAAAACCGAAGCTAAGGTTGATTTATCTCATTTATCCATAGACCAATTAAGAGAGTTGATTGAATATGAAGATACAGGAAGTAAAGAATGAATTAGCTAGGCGGTCATACTCTGATTACTGCAAACTTGTTCATAATGGCAGATGGATATTAGGCGACCACTTAAAGCTCGTATGCGACAATGTGGAGGCTCTCATAGATAGAGCAATACCACAGAACATATTAATAATCTCAATGCCGCCGCAACATGGTAAGTCACAAAGCGTAACCGAAACATTACCAAGTTATTATTTGGGGAGAAACCCAACAAAGCGAGTAATTGAAATATCATACGGCGATGATTTAGCTCAAAGATTCGGCAGAAGAAATAAAGAAAAGATACAAGAGTTTGGCAAAGACCTATTTGATATTGAATTATCCAAAGTGTCGGATACAGACCTTGAAATTAAAACACACAAAGGCTCAATGATATCTAAAGGTATAATGGCAGGGCTTACAGGTAATCCTGGCGACCTTATAATCATTGATGACCCTGTGAAGAACAAGCAAGAAGCTGAATCAGAAACATATCGTAATAGAATATGGGAAGAGTTTCTAAACTCAATCTATACTCGTTTATCAGCAGACGGAATCATTGTGCTAATAATGACAAGGTGGCACGAAGATGATTTAGCCGGAAGACTGCTAAAGTATATGCCGGACAGATGCAAGGAAATCAATATCCCTTTAGAAGCAGAAGATGGCGACATACTCGGAAGAACCAAAGGAGATTCACTATTCCCACAGATAGGCAAAGACAACGCATGGCTCAAAGACTTCAAAAGGGTCTACACAACGCAAGAAGGTACAAGGTCATGGAATGCACTCATGCAGGGCAGACCAACAGCACAAGAAGGCAATATGATTAAAAGAGCATGGTGGAAGTGGTATAAATTGCTTCCTGAATGTCCTGTTAAGATTATGAGCGTTGATGCCACATTCAAAGACGGAAAAAAGAACGACTTCGTTTCAATTCAAATATGGGGCAAGAGAGATGCCAATATGTATTTGATTGACAGAGTAAAAGCAAAGATGGACTTTCCCACAACGATTCAGTCAATCAGACTTATGAAGCTCAAGCACAAAGACTTACAAGCAATCTATATCGAGGACAAAGCCAACGGTTCTGCAATCATTCAAGTATTGTCAAAAGAAATAGGCGGAGTTATGGGAGTAACACCTAAAGAGTCAAAAGAAGCTAGAGCATCAGCGATAAGCCCACAGATTGAAGCAGGTAATGTTTATTTACCTGAAACAGACTGGATATTTGACTTTGTTGAAGAGTTCTCCGCTTTTCCTTTAGGGGCAAATGATGATGATGTGGATTCAGCGACACAGGCAATTAATATTTTAAGATACAAAGATGCTAAAACAGAAGTTACAGAGAAACCTATATCAGAAATCAAATACCAATCAATGATAGATGGACTCGGTGGAAAGATGCCGAGCTTTTAGGAGGGAATATGACAACCTTATTAATAATCTTAATAGTCCTGCTCCTAATCGTCATTATAGCAATGGCGGTTTTTTTAATTCCAAGAAAACCCAAACCCACCATTGAGCAGATAGAAAAGAAACTAGCAGACGAGAGAGAACAGAAATACATCAATTCTGTATTGAATTACAACCTAGAAGTAGCGAGGTCAAAGAATGGATAAAACTAAACTATGGGAAGCGCTGGAACGTGGCAAGAAATACTACAACAGTCTTTCCCCGAACTACTATGTATCAGTCAAGACCAATCGTAACTTCTTTAGAGGTCTACATTGGGAAGGTATCGAAACCAACGGAGGTTATCCTCCTGTTTTAAATTGGTGCAAGAGAGCAATACAAATGATGGTTGCTTCAATCACTTCTTCCAAGATAGCGATTCAATATTCACCGCTACTTTACAGGAAAGACGAAGATCCCGTAGACCCTAATCAAGAAGCCCACAAAGAAGCATCTGACATAGTGACCGCCGAAGTAAACAACATACTTGAAAAGGTCAATATGGATAACCGCTATCGTGATGCAATGTATGATGGCGCAATCACGGGTGATTATTATGGGCATTGGATATGGGACTCACAAACTAAACCATTTGGTGGAACACTTGACGATGCAGACGGGGTTATAGACTTTGAACTTATCGAAGGCACTTCGGTGCATTTAGGCAATCCAAACAATCCGAAGATAACAACTAAAACTCAACCTTATGTATTGATAACCGGCAGAGATTTAACAGAGAATTTAAGAGCAGAAGCCAAATATTTCAAGAGTCAAGAAAACCCTGACTCTGATTCCAATATGGATTACATGACCACCAATAACTCAAATATTGAGATACAAGCAGATGAGTACGGTAAAAGCACTTATGTTATCGGCTATTCCTATGACAGAAAGACCAAGACCATCAAGGTGTCAAAGTCAACCCAGAACGCATACATCTATCAAGACATTGACACGGGACTTTCATTCTACCCTGTAACCTCTGGTAAGTGGGAGAGAATTAACAACCAAGCACCAGGACTATCACTAATAGAAGGAATTATTCCAAACCAAATAGTAATCAATATAATGCTCTTCTTAATTCAAAAGCACCAAATGTTAAACGCATTTCAAAAGCCTATATTTAACGCAGATAAAATCTCCGAATGGAACAATGACATAGGCAAGGCAATACCTGTTAAAGATTTACTACCTGGCGACAATGTTAGAAACTTCGCTGCCTACTTACAAAGTGGCGATATATCAGCCGCCATTGTCAGAGTCTTTGAAATGACAATCCAATACACCAAAGAAGTACTCGGAATCAATGATGCAATGACAGGCTCGATTAATCCCGGCACAGCATCAGGAACAGCCATAGCAATGACAGTTCAGCAGAGTAACATTCCACTAGATAACCCAAAGGCTAATCTTTATGAATGGATAGAGGACAATGGCAGAGTCATTCTTGATATGATTACAACCTACTACGGAAAACGAAGCATTGTCATATATGGCAAGATGCAGAAATATGACTTCGGAAAACTAAAGGGAATGTGGCTAAACACTAAATGTGATGTTGGCCCATCTTCTTATTGGTCAGAACAAAACCAAGTTGATATGCTTAACAATCTTCTGGCAATGAAAGACCCTAACTTTGATATGATAACCTTCCTTGAATCCCTACCTGAAAGCTATCAGAACAAGGAACTCAACGAAAAAATCAAAGACAAGATAGCCGAAGCCAAGAAGATGGCAGATGACCAAGCGGTAATCGACCAAGCCAAACAAACCAATGACCCAAACAAAGCCTTTGATGAATTTATGAACGGACTCTCCCCCGAACTACAACAAGCGGTCGCTAAAGAGTCACAAGCAAAGGTGCAAGAAAACCCTTTATGTGAAGCAAGGCACTTGGCAGATAGCAACACTTAAAGTTAAACAAGGAACTTGGCAAAATGCCGAGATTTATAAGAAGAATGGAAGTTGGTGATTAAATGGATATTGAAACAATGGAAAGACCAATAGAAATACCTATTGAGATAATGCAATCAGAATCAGTTGGCAAAAAGATAAAACCAATTGAAACAATATGCAGTCAATGTGGCGCAGAGCTTCAAGTAGCAGATTCAAAGTATGTAGCGACAGGCGATAACTCACCCGACACAGAAACTGAAATATTTGTCGAACTGACAATGGTATGCCCCAACATCAAATGCAAATCATATGCAGGTGCAGACCACAACAACCCATTAAAGGTTGAAAAGCAAATAAGAAACAAGATGAATAAATAAGAGCTTCGGCTCTTTTTTATATTTGCCCTACCATAGGCAGAAAGAGGTAATTATGTTTAACGCAATAAAGCAACCATACTTTAACGCAGACGCAGGAACAGACGCAGGAGGCGATAATATCTTTGAAGGCATCGACTTATCAGATGTCGCAGATGCAGAACCTATTGTTGAAACAGAGGAAACCAAACCAGTTGAAACAGTAGTTGATACTCCATATAAAATCCCAGTGAAATTTAATCATCAGGATATGGAGTTAACCCAAGATGAAGCCGTACCACTGATTCAGAAAGGTATGAATTATGATCGCGCCATCGAGAGAGCAAGGCAAGAAGCGGAAACAAACGCAGTTGACCTTTATATCGCAGGGCAAGGCTATGAATGGAATGGGAAACCAATCCTCACTAAAGCAGATTATGATATTGCACTTTATGAGCAGTCTTTACAGGAAAAGGGACTTGAAGCAACAGATGTAACCAAACTTGTTGACGAACACCCAACTGTGAGAAGGGCAAGAGAAATAGCGGAACAGAATACTAAAACAGAGGCAACAACAAAGGAGTACACCCAATTCGTAAAGGAGTACCCCGATGTTAAAGTGACCGAAATTCCCAAAGAGGTTTTTGAAATTCAAAGGGATTCGGGTAAATCACTTGCCGACAGTATGACTGCTTTTCTTTATAAGGCTGAAATCGAAAAGAATAAACAGTTAACGCAAAACATAGAGAACTCGAAGAAAGCGCCCGTTGGTTCGGTAACGGCTTTCGGAAACGATGAACCAACAATAGAAGATGACTTTCTTAAGGGTTTCAATTCTTAAGGAGTAAATAAATGGCAATCACATATGCAGCTAAATATGACCCAAAAGTAGTAGAACGATTCAAACTTAAATCATTAACAGAAGCCGCAATCAATAGAGATTATGAATGGAGTGGAGTTAGTACAATCAATGCTTACTCTTATCCAACAACTGCTCTATCTGATTACACTCTAACTGGTGCCGCTAGATACGGAACCGCATCAGAACAACAGAACACAGTTCAGACAATGACTGTAGCTAAAGATAGAAGTGCAACTATCACAGTTGATAAAAAGACTTTAGATGACACTTCCATGACCGCAGTAGCTGGCAAGATTCTTTCAAGGCAGATAGACGAAATTCTTATCCCAGAAATAGATTTGTATAGACTTTCTGCACTCGGCACAGCCGCAACCGCTAACAGTGGTTCAGCAACCGCCGCAGTAACAGCCTCTAATGCTTATGTTAAATTCCTAGCTGGTCAAGAATGGCTTGGAAACAAGAAAGTTCCTTCAACCGGAAGAATTGCATTTTGCTCTTACGCATATTACAACTTCCTAAAACAGGACACTTCCTTCATGTTAGCATCAGAATGTATGGCAAACGAAAGAATCAACGGAATGGTCGGTATGGTAGACGGAGTTAAAATCGTACCATGCCCAAGTTCAATCCTTCCAACAAATGTAGCCTTCATAATTACTCACCCTTCCGTAACGGTTGGCGTAACTAAGCTTGAAGATTACAACATCTACGACAAGGTTCCGGGAATCTCTGGCGTTCAGATTGATATGAGATGCAGATATGATGCTTTCGTATTAACCGCAAAGAAAGACGGGATCTGGCAGCACCTTATAGCATAATCGCTTAACTCATCACCATTGGGGGAGCAGGGGAAACCTTGCCCCCCTATTTTTTATAGGAGGTTAAAATGGCAAATACAGCAACATTCTCGGCAACAGCGACAACTTCGGGAGCAACCTACACCAATCAAGGCTCACAAATCTCAATCAAGAATACAGGATCAACAGATATTTACTTAAACGTTGGCAAATTTATAAATGTAGTCATTCACCCATCAGCAACTTTTAACAATGTAGTGGATTACACTTCTTTCTTTATTCAGTCATTAAACACTACTTGTGGCTTTGATGCAGTCTGCACATCTGACGTTCTTTATAAGATGACAGATATAGGCGGTCTTGCAGTTCAAATGCTAAACAAGACAGGGGTAGCATCAGTCAAAGGAACAGTAGTTCAAGCCGACACAGTGGCAGACAACGCCTGTAAAGTAGCAGTGGTTTCATCTGATATGCCAATAGGGATTATGTACGATGATGGAGTCGCAGATGGTTCTTTGGTATGGGTAGTTATTTCGGGCATAGCACAAGTCTTGATGAAGAATACAGTAGCTTCGACAAGAGGATATATTTCATTCGTAAGTTCAACCGCAGGTAGAGTAGACCAAGCCGCTACAATACCAGTAGCCGCAACTCACGATATGGAAATAGGACACCCCATTGAATCAGTAGTTGGCGGTACTAACGTACTTGCTAAACACGTTTTACACTTTAGATAGGAGGATAATATGAGAAACTTAAACAAAGGTATTGTCATTTCAAATACAACCGCAATAACAGGAAGTTTCAGTGCGATTATGGTATTAACCGCCGCAACATTCACAACTTTGACATCTCAAGACCACACAACCAATGGTGCAGTAACTCAATCAGTAGCCGCCGATTATGGCACAGTTCCAGTAGGGGTTATGATTTACGGTTCATTTACCGCAATCACATTATCAGCAGGCAAGGTTATTGCCTACATTTAGGAGGCAATTATGTATACAATCCAAGAAGCATTTAATCAGTCAATCGCAATCATAGACGAACTTTCAGATACAGGGTTGATTGATGCAAATAAAACAAAGGAATACTCTGCTAAAGCCCCTTATCTTGCAGACCTATGGCAACGAGAAATGGTCGCATCTGGTGGACTATTTAAGACCTTTGAAATCTCCTGCATGAGAAAGAAGAATCTTATATCAGAATTTGACTCCTTCATAGCAGTTGAGCATTTAACCGATGACCAAAGCTATCAGGGAACTGGTGCAAATTGTTTTCACTTTTCGGTAGACGGACAAGCAACTGTTTATATTGAAGAACTAATAGGTTCAACGTGGACTCCTGTAAATGGTTTCTATATGACATCACTAGTACCATCTACCGCCTTTAGTGGAACGATAAACGCATCAACTCCCACAAGTTCATTCAATGACTACAAGGGATTAATAACCCCTGTAAGCCAATATAATCCAGTTCGCATACGTTTTAGCGGTTCATACTATTATAGGCACTCAAACAGGGCATTATGCCCTTATAAGTACCCTGTAATAACCCTTGTACCGTCATTTAAACCATATTATAAGGTTGATATGCCTTCGGATTTCAAATCCAAATCACAAGTAATAAATATGTTTCCCGATTGGCAATATATTGAAGGAACTGACCACAAATGGGAAGGCAACACAGAACTTTATATCCAATTCGGCTATCAGGGAACAATCAGAGTCAAGTATGTTCCTGTACCCACTAAAATTACATTAATTACTCAAACAATAGAAGTTGATGACATAACTGCGGCTTCACTTTCCTATTATTTGGCTTGGCATTTTGCCATAGCAGACCAAAATGACGCACTTGCAGCAATGTGTAAGGAAAAATTCAGAACACTCAAGATTGAATCCTTCGCAAAGACTCCAATGTCAATGACCGATATTAAAGATGTTTATGGGGTGAGTTAATGGCAGAAGCAAAAGCATACGCAATAGATCGTTTTTTAGGAGTCAACAAAACTTCTACTGAAACCCTTTTACAACTAGGCGAAGCATCTGAAATGTCAAACTTCATCATAACCGATGATATGAAGCTATCCAAAACAAACGGATATACTTCACAGTTCACAACTTTAGGGGCGCATAACATACAAGGAATATGGTATGGCTCTTTATCAGGAGTCAATCATTTACTTTTTGCTTGTAACGGACACATTTACGAACACAATTTAGTTTTAAAGACTAACACCGACTGCGGAACTTTAGCAGATGCACCCACTACTTTCTTTGTATCGAACAATGTAGTTTACATCAAAGAAGGTACTGAATTTTACAAGTGGAGTGGTTCAGGCGTTATCGTTCAAGTATCTGGATATATTCCTACTGTCTTTACTGCTTCACCACCAAGTGGCGGCGGTACTATTTTAGAGAGCATTAATTATCTAACTGGTACGAAAATCAAGAAGTATTCAGGGAACGGAAGCTCAACGGTTTACCAACTCCCCGAACTTGGGATTAATTCAGTCGATTTAGTAACAGTAAATGGAGTAACCCAAACTTTAACAACGCATTATACTGTTTCACTTGTGAATGGAACTGTAACCTTTGTAACCTTTCCCCCTACTGGTGTTAACAACGTAGTCATTACCTGGACGAAAACCACATCAGGCGATAGGCAAATGGTAACTAACTGTAAATTTTACGGTGGCGTTTACTATGCAAGATATTGGCTCTTTGGGAATCCGAACTATAAGAACTCTCGATTCCCTAGCGGTGTAACAATGTCAGGCGTTTCAGACCCTTCATATTTTCCAAAGTTTTCAGACAGTAATGTTGGAGAGTACGAAATCACTGATATTTGCATACAGTACAACAAACAATTGGTATTCAACAATGATTCAGCTTGGTATTCAGAAGAAGAAGATTATACCGACCCAACAACGGGGGCGATAACCGCCTTATTCCCTGTCTATCCGATGAACACCGCAACAGGCAATGTAGCAAAGGGCCAAACACAGATTATAGGTAACAACCCATTTACTATCTGCAAGGGTATTTATGAGTGGATAGCAACCTATATCCAAAATGAAAAGAATGTAAGCTGGAAATCTAAAAGGATTCAGAACGATTTAGACACCGTTGATTTATCAACCGCCTTGACAATCGACTGGAATGATAAAGGACTTTACTATCTTTGTATTGGCAAAAAGATATGGGTTTTGAATTACCGAATCAACACCGACGCCGAAGCTGGTGTTTGGTATATTTTAGATCTACCGCACACCCCCACATCATTCCAAATTGTTGAAAGAGAACTCTATATGGGTACTTCTGACGGTAAATTAATGAAGTGGGATTCATCGATGACTTTTGATGGAACAACCATTGATGCTTATTGGCATATGGGCTTTACTTCCTTTGGTATAGATTGGATAAGAAAGTTTGTCCAAAGGCTATTTATTACCCTTCTGCCACTAGCAAGAACCCACATAGACATCAACTATGAAACAGATAAAGACAACAGCTCTGACACATTGACTGCAAGTTACTCTTTATCGAATTTTGCAGACTGGGATTTTTCGGATTTTAGTTTTGCGACCAATTATTCACCACAGCCAAAGATGTTCAAAATTAGAGCTAAAAAGATAGATTACTTCAAACTGAAACTTTCAAATAGTGGATTAGACGGGTGTACTGTTTTATCCATAACTATTCCGACTCGTTTCGGGGGTAAAGTGAAATAGGAGGTACTATGAGTTATACAAAACCAACCATGAACGCAAATGTAATATCATCACTTGCGACAACATCAGCAGAGAGAGGATTGACTGAAGAGGCGTTCAAGGCCAAGTTTGATGAAATGCCGGCAGCGCTCAAGGGCTATTTAAGCAATGTGCTTACTCCGGAGATGGATATCAACGAAGCCAAGACTCCATATAAGACAATAGCGAATCTAACCTACTATGTAGCAACAACTGGCAACAATAATAATGATGGGCTTACAGTTGGAACTCCATTCCTAACTATAGCGAAAGCAATCTCAATGATACCACAGATAGTTAACCATACTGTAACTGTAAATGTTGCAGCAGGGACTTATGCTGAAGCGGTTGTAATTAGTGGGTTTAGCGGAAGTGGCAGAATTAGTTTATTAGGTGGTACTTCTTTAGCAACTGCTGTGAACTTTATAATTAACGGTGTTGCTGCAATTAACAATGCTACACAAATTCTTATAATAGGATTTACGGGCTCTATAACTGATACGGTATTTGCAAATACAGCGTGTATCTACATTATATATCAGTTTTGCGTATCAACATCAACAAGTGGATATGGATTCTATGGAGAGTTTTCAAAAATTGTTACAGACCAATGCAAAGTAAGCAATAAATCATCTATAGCAATATTAGCAGGACAAAATGCAGATATATTAGTAACGAATATGGATGCTGGTTCTGGAAACTCAATAGGTTTATATGCCTCGCAAAATAGCAGAATTGGAAAAATTGGAACGATGCCACAAGGCGCTACCATGCAAGTGATGGACAAAGGTGGCATAATATCATTGGACTGGCGTAGTGACACTGAAACGTTGACGAATAAAACAATCGTTCCAATAACAGGAACCGTATTACCGGCATCAACTGGAACTATGACCGCAACGATGGATAGCCCCCTTAAAACAATTACCCCA